TCGCGGCCGTCCTCGTAGCGCCGGCGGTGCTCGTCGGAGAGCACGTCGCGCGACAGCGCCAGCCGGTAGAGCGCAAAGTCCACCGCGATCTGGCGCAGAATGCCCGGCACTTCGGGCAGCGGCAGGCGGTAGCGCACGGCGAGGTAGCTGTCGATTTCGTCGCTGGCCTGCTCGAGCGCGCGCGTCACCGCGTCGGTCTCCACCGTGCCATCGCCATCGCGATCGGCCACGTAGAGCGCGTCCGCGCTGTAGAGGTCGGTGATGTCGCTCTGCGTGGCATAGGCCATGTGTGAAACCTCTTCAAAACGGGCCTTTTAAGGTCATGCCCGGGACCCGCCTTTCACGTACGGGGGTCGGCGACGCCCCCTCTCGGGTATTCCTTCGGCCGTTCGGCCGTCAGCCCGCCTCGCCGGGCGGCCGGAAGCCGCTCTGCGCCAGCCGGCGCATCGCCTCGTCGCGGGCCGCGTCGGTGATGAGCGCGTCGTCCATGTCCGGCAGGGCCGAGCGCAGCGCCCGCATCCGCGGCTGGCCGTCCTGGGTGAAGTCCCCGGGCTCCAGGGTCGGGATCACCCGCACCAGCTCGTCGACCGGGCCGGGCGCATCGTCCTCGACGAGGACCGCCTCATCGGCCTCGGGGAACTCCTCGGGCGCCGCCTCGTCCAGCGGCTCGACCTTGACCGCAGGGTCGGCGCGCAGCCGCGCCCATTCGCGGGCGGTAAAGGCGCCCCGCTCGAACACGGCGCCCTTGTCGGTGAGCCGGACGCCGCAGCGCCAGACGTGCCCCGTCACGCCGGGGGCCGATACACGCGCCCCCATGATCACGCTCCCTCCGGCGGCTCGAAGCCCTCGGCCTGCATGGCCTCGAAGACCTCGTCGCGGATCGCGGCGGTGATCTGGACCTCGTCCGGAAGGACGTCACGCAGCGCGGCGACCTTCGGCTTTCCGTCCTGCTGGTAGGCACTCGCGTCGAGGTCGGTGATGGCCTCCTCGATCGCGGCGCGCGCCTCCGCGTCCGCCCCCGGCGTGTCCTCCGGGGCCGGCGCGATTTTCAGGGCGGGCTCGGCGTGCAGCCGCGCCCACTGCGCCTCGGTGAAGGCATCCCCGGCCACCCGGACCCCGTCGCGCGGAAAGAAGGTCCCGCAGCGAAAGAAGCCGGACGGCCGGGTGGAGCTGATCAGGTACATGCTCATCGGCTACCCCCTTACCCGGCCAGCCAGGGGATGACCTTGACCTCGACGGCCTTGTAGTTGGGGTTCGAGGCCCCGCCGTCGCCGAGCATCACCTCGACGGTCTTGTTCGCGGCCGAGCGCAGCGCCGGCGGCACGACCAGCAGGTTGGGCATGATGCCCAGCGGGCGCCCGCCATCGGCGGTGAACTCCATCATCGCCTGCATCGCGGCGTCGAGGTTGTCGGAGTTCAGCACCTGGCGCGAGGCATAGGCGCACTGCCAGAACCCGTAGCCCACGTTGTGGCGGGCATAGACGCCGTACTGGAACTGGTTCGAGGTGAAGACCGCGTCCGAGGTGCGCGGGTCGGTCTTGGCCTCGAACTCCGGCCGCTTGCGCTCCTGGAAGATGAACGGCTTGAGTGGGCGCGATGTGTCGAGCAGATACCACGTGATGCCCGGGTCGGTGCCGGGAACGTCGTAATTCGAGACCGTCGCCGCGGTGCCCGTGCTGTCGTGGTTCGGGTAGACCGGGTGGTCGGTGTCGAAGAAGTACTGCCCGTCGTAACAGACGTTTGCATTGCCGTTCTTGATCAGCTCGGCAATCAGGATGTCGGGGTGGCGCGCCGCGGAATGCCCCATGGACTGGACCATCGGCGTGTAGATGCCGAGATTGTCGTCCTCGATCTGGGGGCGCTTCACGCCGACCGTGCTTTCCCACTCCTTGTTGACGATCTGGTAGCCGCTCTCCTTCATGTCCTTGACGACACGATCGCCGACCCACTCGCGCAGGTCCGGGAAGTCCCCGAGCCAGCCGTAGGTCTCGGAGGCGGTGGTCGACGGCACGATCGTCGAGACGTCGGTGTAGAAGGTCGTTGCCTTCATCGAGGCGTAGGCGTCCTCGAAGGTCTTCTTGAACCCCGTGCGCAGGGCCTCAAGCAGCGATGCGGTGATGATGGCCATCGGTTACTGCTCCTCGCTTGCCTTCGCCTCGGCGAAGGTTTTCTGGTCGATCCCCAGCTGGCGGCAGATGGCGATCTCTTCCTGGGTGAGTGTTCCGGTCCTGGTGCCGGGCGTCTTGTCGTCCAGGCCCGAGTTGCGCGCGATCACGGGCGCGGCCTCGATCATCTTCTCGAAGCGCTCCAGCCCGTCCTCGACCTTGCAGGCCGCGATGTGGAAGTCGCGGCTGGAGGGGGCGATCTTGCCGGCCTCGATCGCCGCGTCGACCGCGGCGTTGATGGCCTCCTCGGTCCGCTCGGCTTCCACCTGCTCGAGCTCGCGAACACGGTTCATGGCCAGGTCGTAGTCGTCCTTGGGCACGAACTTTTCCGGGTCCGGCGACTGCGCCCGGTTCAGGGCGGTCGTCTCGCGCTCCTTGAGCGTGTTGATCGCGACCACCGCATCGGCGGCCGTCGCGTCGGAATTGAGGCCCAGGGCCTCGAGGACAGCCTTGTCCATCGTCGTCTCCTCTTCTTCGCGCGCACTGTTGAGTGCGGCGAGCTGCAGGTTCGGGCTGTTGGTGAGTGCGGCCGAGACCATCTTGACGATCTCTCCCGCGGGCTTGGTGAAGGCGAAGACGGGGCTGATATAGCGATACCCGCGCGAGCTCAGCAGCGCCTCACCCTTGTCGGTCCAGCTCACGCGCCCCCAGAGCGCGCCGTCGCGCACCTCCATGTCGGAGATCCAGCCGACGGCCGGGGCGGGCTCGCCCTTCGCGCCCTTGATCTGGGTGGCGTGCTCGATGTCGACGGGCAGCTCGGCCCCGTGTCGCTGAAAGGCCGCGACGACCTCCTCGGGGCTGGGCAACGTCCAGCGCCGGCCGTCGCGTCCCTGGATGTCGGGGCCAGAGGGTGTAAGTTGGATCCACTCCGGGGCCGAAGCCCCTTCGAGGTTCAGCGCCACCGCCTGGATTTGTGTGTACCGCGTCCTTGCCATGCGGCCACACTCGCGCAGGCAGGCGGGCGTATCAGCCTTGAAGGAATTCAGGGGCGGGGGATCGCGTCGGGGGCGGTTGCGTCAGAGCCGCTCAGCGCGCCGAGGAGCGCCGCTATCCTTGCGAGGGTAGATGCTCCGGGAAAACCCGGCAAGGGTATTAAATGGGTATTTAACGGCGCGCTGCGGCGGTGTTGCGCGCCCCGGTCGCCGCATCACTCGGCTCAGCCCCCGAAAATCCGCCTCAGAGCGTCCAGAAACGGCAGGTCGTCGCGCCACTCCGGATGCTGGCGCGCGCGCTCCGCCATCCAGCCCGATTGCAGATCGCGCTCGGCCACGCGGGCCACCTCCGGGGGCGCGCTGCGCAGGCGGCCGTCCAGGAAGTCGATCGCCGCGCGCACCCGCTGGGCGCCGGGGTTGCGCTCCCAGCCCGGATCGATGCCGCGGGGCACGTCGCGCACCTCGCCGGTGCGGCGATTGACCACCCGGCGCACCGGCACCTCGGGGCTGTCATCGACACCCAGGCGCTCGCCCTCTTCGCGGCTGATCTGGCGCACCCAGCACTTGCAGCCCCAGCCATTGGGCGGCATCCAGCGATCCCAGAACGGATCGTCCACCGGCAGGACGAGCCCCTCCTTGGCCGCATGCTCGGGCCGGTGCCGCTCGCTGGGGCCCAGGCGATAGACCAGGTAGGGCCGCGCCTCCTTCGTGCGCTCGATGCGGCCCCACTGTCCGGCGGCACGCGCCGCGCGCAGGTTGGCGCGGTAGATCGTGCGCAGCCGGCGCGGCGATCCGAGCTGCACGGTCTCGGTCAGGCCGGTGGCGGGGTCGACCATCTCGCGCCGCCCCCACCAGCCGAGCCGCTCGAGGCGCGGGCGCAGGGTGCGCTGGAACTCCTCGAAGGGCACGCCCTCGTCGAGCGCGCGCTGCACTTCCCCGCGGATGTCGGAGAGCACGTCCATCTGCATCGCCTTGGCCACGGTGAACGAGACTGCGTGCTCCTCGGGCTCGACGTCGCGCCAGGAGAAGGCCGGCTGCCAGCCCTTGTTGGCGAGAAAGCGGGACGCCTCGGGCGGCGGGCCGGGGCGGAAGCTGTAGCTCGGCCGATCACTCATCGGTCACGTCGCCCTGGGCGCGCGCCTTGAACATGCCCTTCACGAGGGTGTCGATGATGCGGCTTGCGGGCAGGCCGTCGAGCCCGGCCAGCCGCTCCATGACCTCCTCGTAGCTGCCGGCGCCGTCGATGATCTCCTCGATCGGGTCGAGGGTCTCGCCCATGACCTCTTCCCAGTCCTCTAGCATCTCGGCCTCGAGCTCGTCGAGCGCGTCCGCCGGGCCGGGCGTCTCGCGGTTCATCGCGGTGGCCGAGCGCTTCGGCTCGGGCGGGCCGCCCACCACGTCGTCGCCGGGCTCGGGGTCGGAAAAGCCCAGGCGCTGGCGCACCTCGGACTGGTTGAACCGCACGCCCGCCACGGCCAGCCGCGTGACGTTGCGGATGATCATGTCGGTGTCTTCGGGCTCGGCGATCGGGATGGTGATGCGCGGGTAGCGCTTGGGCACGCCGTAGTTCAGGTCGACATAGGGCTTGACCAGGTCGCGGTTGAGCGTGCCGGCCACGGCGCGGGCATCGGCCGAGGCGATGTCGTGGCGCACGTTGTCGTGCACCTCCGCCTGGGCGCGCGACGAGCCGTTGTCGGCCGTCATGGTCTGGCCCAGCACCGCCTTGGACGTCTGCTCGTCGACATAGCGCGCGAGGCTCTCAAATATCCGGTCGCCATTGACCGAGCCGGTTTCCTGGAACTCGATCTCCATGCCCCGTGGCAGGACGGCCGCCGCGTCGGTGCCGATATTGGCGACCGCCGAGAACAGCTTCTCGATGTCCTGCGCCGAGTGCTCGCCGCCGTAGCGGCCGAGGCGCAGCGGCAGGCCGTAGGTCTCGATGAAGGCCACCCAGTCCTTGAGGGTGTATGCCTTGCACATCCAGCCGAAGGCCACCAGCCGGGCGAGCCCCCCGCGCGCGGGCAGGCCGGACTTCAGCCGGGTGCGGTGCTCGATCCACTTGAACGGCTCCAGCGGGATACCCTCGGCCGGGTCGTCCTCGTCGATCAGCCGCAGCTCGCGCCCCGTGGCGCGGTCGAACCGGAAATACCGCTGGTCGCGGTGGATATAGGCGCGCGGCGTCCAGCGCTGCGTGCCGCGCTTCCAGTCGATCTCGATCGCGGCGAACCCCTTGCCCAGGGCGTCGAGCATATCCTCGATCAGGTCGGGGAAGGCATCGCTCATCGCGATGGTCTCGCGCACATCCTCGGCGATCTTCTTGTCCCGCGGGTCTTCCGAGGCGGGCTCGACGACGGGCTCCACCCCGGAGACGGCGCGCTTGCGCACGCCCAGGACCGAGGCGTAGTGCGGGTCGCGCTCCTCCATCTCCTCGGCCAGCACCAGGTAGTCATGCGTGTTGCCGTCGTCGCAGGCGCGCAGGATCGCGGCCAGCCGCTGGGGCGTGAGCCCCGGCGCCACGCTGGGGCCGAACGCCTGGCGCACGCCGGTCAGGCCGGGCTCCGCCTGCATCTTCGTCAGCTCGGCCCGGCGCACCGGGCGCCCGAACTGATCGATAAGTGTGGATGTGCGGGCCATGATCTCTCCTAACTATCGTTGCGCTGCTCGGCCGCCGCATCCAGCGCCGCGGCGATCCGGTCGCAGGCCGCCTCGAAGTATTGCCGGTCGCGCTCGATGCCGATGAAGCGCCGCCCCTCCAGCGCGCAGGCCACGCCGGTCGAGCCGACCCCCATGAACGGGTCGCAGATCAGGTTCGCCTCGGGGATTTGCTCCAGGCACCACCGCATCAGGTCGACCGGCTTCTGCGTTGGATGCTGG